ATCGGCATTAGAACCGTACTTAAATCAAATCGCACTAGAAATGCTGAACTACTGTAAAGGTAGAAAAACAGTTGTATTCTTACCACTTGTCAAAACATCTCAGAAGTTTGCTGAATTATTAAACCTGTATGGCATTCGAGCTGCTGAAGTGAATGGTAATAGTCCGGACAGAGACCAAATACTCAAAGACTTTGAAGATGGTGAGTATGATGTTTTATGTAATTCAATGCTACTTTCTGAGGGGTGGGATAGTCCGGCTGTCGACTGTATTATCATTTTAAGACCAACAAAGGTTAGAAGTCTTTATCAACAAATGGTCGGTCGTGGCATGAGACTACATCCAGGTAAGACAGAACTATTATTACTCGATTTTCTATGGATGACAGAACGTCACGATTTATGCAGACCATCAGCCTTAATTTCAAAAGATGAAGATTTAGCAAAACGCATCGACAAGAAAATGATGGATAAAGAAAGTGGTATTGATTTACTTGATGCACAAAGAGAAGCTGAAAGTGACGCAATTCAAGAGCGTGAAGATGCTTTAGCTCGAGAACTTGCAGCAATGCGTAAGAAAAAAGCTGGGTTAGTTGATCCAATTCAATATGCTTTTTCAATTGCAGCGGAAGATTTGGCTAAATATGAACCTACCTTTATGTGGGAGATGGCACCAGCCACTGCGAAACAAATTGATTACTTAGAAAAACACGGTATTTATGCTGAAGCAATCACCAATAGTGGTATGGCAAGTATGATCATCGAAAAACTCAAAAACAGACAATTTGAAGGATTAGCAACACCAAAACAAATACGCTTATTAGAACGATATGGTTTCTTACATGTTGGTATGTGGGCATTTGATGCAGCAACTAAGATGATCTCAAGAATTGCAAACAACAACTGGGCATTACCTTATGGTATAGATTCTGCCCACTATCAACCATAGGAGGAACTTTCATGGACAACATATTAGAAGCTTTGAAACAAATAGATGCATCACAAACAACTTATGAAGAGTGGATACAAGTAGGTATGGCTTTAAAAGCTGAAGGATATGACTGTTCAGTATGGGATGACTGGAGTAAAAACGATTCACGTTATCGTGATGGGGAGTGCGACAGAAAATGGGGAACTTTCAAAGGTTCCTCTTTACCCATATCCGGTGGGACTATCATTAAAATGGCTAAAGATAATGGCTGGACACCTCATGGTGGAATTATGGCGTGGGATGACATTATTGAGTACGATGGCGATGGGATGATTTACGATCCAACGAATGATATGACTCCTGCAGAACAACTCATCAAATATTTAGATACACTTTTTTATGATGATGAGTATGTAGGATATGTAACAACGGATGTATGGCAAAACAGTGATGGTAAATGGATGCCCAAAAAAGGACAATATGACAGAACAGCTGGTGAACTCATGGATTTACTTGAAAAACACCCTGACGACATAGGTGCTGTTATTGGTGATTCCAAAGACGAATGTGGAGCTTGGATAAGATTTAATCCAGTCGATGGTGTTGGTGTCAAGAATGAAAACATTGTACGTTTTACTCATGCTCTTGTAGAATCTGATGATATGCCGATATCCGAACAAGACGCATTATATCGTAAGTTTGAGTTGCCTATTGCTTGTTTAGTACATAGCGGAAGTAGAAGCCTACATGCCATAGTGAAAGTTGATGCCAAAGATTCAGAAGAATACCGTAAAAGAGTCGATTTCCTATATGATTTCCTAAATAAAAATGGTCTTAAAGTTGATAAGGCTAACAGGAACCCTTCAAGGTTATCACGTTTACCAGGTGTGATTAGAAATGGTGTCATGCAAACATTAGTTGATACAGATATTGGTAGAAAAGACTGGAATGAATGGTTAGACTTTGTTGAAGGAAATGCTGATGAACTTCCATGTGTTGATTCACTGGATGATGCATTAGCAAATCTTCCACCACTTGCACCAGAACTTATCGAAGGTGTTGTTAGGGTAGGACACAAGATGCTTATATCAGGTTCATCTAAAGCGGGAAAGAGCTTCTTGCTCATGGAACTAGCGATTATGCTGTCAGAAGGTATGAAATGGCTAGGTTTTCAAACAAAGAAATCAAAAATACTCTATGTAAATTTAGAAATTGATAGAGCCAGCTGTTTCCATCGCTTTGACGAAATATATAAAGCATTAAACTTAAAACCAAGAAATAGCTCAAATATAAAAATATGGAACCTTCGTGGTCGTGCAATGCCACTTGATAAACTAGTACCAAAACTCATTCGCAAAGTAAAGAATCAGGGCTTTGATGCTATTATTATTGATCCGATTTATAAAGTGATTACTGGTGATGAAAACAATGCGAGTGAAATGGGAGCGTTCTCTAATGAATTCGACAAGATATGCAATGAAACAGGATGTGCAGCTATTTACTCCCATCATCATAGTAAAGGTGCTCAAGGATTTAAAAAGGCAATGGATAGAGCAAGTGGGAGCGGTGTTTTTGCACGTGATCCAGATGCACAGCTTGACATGATTCAATTAGAAACAGATGAAGATTTCATGCTTCAAAATGCAGATAACCCACATTCGACAGCGTGGAGGTTAGAAAGTAGCCTTCGTGAATTTCCTAACTTTAAGCCGGTGAACTTTTGGTTTGAATACCCAATTCATCGAATAGATGATAAAGGCATACTTCAAAAAGTATATGCCACTGGAGATCCAAAAGCTAACCTTGATAAGAGCGGTAAAAGAAGTCAGACACCAGAATCTAGAAAAGACGAATTTGATACTGCTTTTGAAGTCAATGTAAATGATGAAGGTCAATGCAAACTTGCTGAACTATCTGAATATTTAGGTGTAACTGATCGAACAATACGAAAAAGAATAAAAGAATTTAGTGATGAATATACAATTTCAAACAGTCTAATCACTAGAAATGAAGAAGAGTGAACATAGGGAAAAATTCAAAATTCACACCATCAAGCAGTGAAGTGAATAAAGGGAAAAAACTCCTATATTCCAGAGTGAAGAAAATCGTGAATATAGGGCTTATATATAGTTGTTCATTCACAACCGCTGACGCGTCGTTTGTAGGATAGGGCTTCGAGCCTTGCCCTATCCCAAACAACCGCATCAACGTCAGCACTACCTTTCTTCACTCTAAAAATTCTAAAAATCTAAAAAAAGGAGGCAGCTATGAAAATATTTCTGCTAATAGATCCACCAACAATTACAGCTCAACAAAATAAAGTAACGCTGGTGAATAAGAAACCAGTATTCTATAAACCTAAAAAATTGATAGAGGCTAGACGAACACTCATCAAACATCTAAGACCATTCAAACCTGATAAACCACTAGAAGGTGCAATCAAGCTTCATGTGATATGGAAATTTCCAAGAGGTAAAAGACACAAACATTATGAATGGCGAATCACTAGACCAGATACGGATAATTTGGAAAAGATGCTCAAAGACTGCATGACAGAAGTTGGTTTTTGGATTGACGATGCACAAGTGGTTGTTGAACATGTGGAAAAGATATGGTCTGATGATCCGAACGGTATCGCCATTGAAATTGAAGTACTAGACAAGTTTAAGGAGGTAACATGATGGACACAAAAGAATATCTGTCACAATATCGTGATGCGATGCTGAAAATAGATAAACTCAAAAAAGATGTCGAGTACTATAATCACATGTCTAGCACAATTCCAGGTATGAACTTCGATCAGGTTCGAGTAGATGGAACGAAAAAGCTAGATGCACCATTTACCAAGTGGATACATAAAGCTCTAGACTGTGAACTAAAAATTAAAGCACTTCAAAAAAAATTACCAACAATAAAAGATCAGATTATCAACACTATTGAAAAACTCGAAGATACTGTACTTAAAAGTGTATTGATATTTAGGTACATTGATTGGTATAGTTGGAGTGAAATCTCAAAAGAAATGTACTGCTCATATGCAACTGTTAGAAGAAAACATAGCCAAGCATTAGAACAAATCACACCTCATGTACGAATGAGCAGGGGTGAGCAGGGGTGAACTATTGTGAAACTGTCAAGGGTGTGATAGTATTATAATGAGCAAAGCTATAAACAACAGGGAATACTGGCTTTACGACCAGCCTAGAAACGATTAAGAATTCAGAAATGGATTCTTTTTTGTTTTTGCAGAGATACTTGTAGTATTCCAACTGGTGATAGATTACAGTTTTATGTAAACAGTTGGAGTGATTGATTATGAAAGGAAAAATGCTCGATTATTATGAGCGTTGGGAAGCGTCTGGACATCTTGAGACAAAACTTAAGGCGATATCTGAAATGGTATCAAAGCGTGCAACACAACTTCAAATCGCTAAATATTTAGGTGTGACGGATAAAACAGTCATTAAGTTAAGAAAAGCACATCCGAAATTCAATGATGCGTTTCAATATGGTGATGAAGCATTAAAGCACAAACTATTAGATGCTATGCTGCAACGTGCGATTGGTTTTGAGTATGAAGAAACGCAGACGGTTATTGAAGAAACTAAAACAGGTACGAAAAAGCGTATCACCAAATACAAGAAACAATCACTACCAGACGTACAAGCAATCAAGTATTTGTTGATTACGAAGTTTGGTATCGAATATAACGAAAAGAAAGCAGAAATAGAGCTTATGCAAAAACGCCTAGAGAATGGCGAGGAGGAATGGATCAATGAATATCGTGATGAAGTACGTCTCGGAACTCCAAGAGTACGACAACAATCCAAGAAATAATGATACTGCGATTACTGCAGTAGCTAACTCAATCAAAGAGTTTGGTTTTAAAGTACCAATCGTCATTACAAGTGATAACGTGATTATTGCCGGACATACCCGCTTAAAAGCCTCTGTGTCGCTTGGTTTAACGGAAGTGCCATGTATTATCGCAGATGACTTAAACGACGAACAAATCAAAGCATTTCGCTTAGCCGACAACAAAACAGCTGAACTGGCTACTTGGGATTTATCTAAGCTTGAAGATGAACTTGCTGATATCGATATGGATATGCTTCAGTTTGGCTTCGAGGAGTTAGAAGAGTTAATTCCAGATAATGCAGCTGATGATGATTTTGATGTCGATGCAGAAATACCAGAAGAACCATTCTCAAAACTTGGAGACATTTATGAACTTGGTAGTCACCGTA